ATGTTGCACGGCAGACATGCCATGCGCAGGTTAGACCGTGCGTTGCGTCCTCCACGTGAGACAGGCACGATGTGGTCTATCGTAGCATGCCGCAGTGGCGTGTCCATGCCGCAGATCGCGCAGAAGCCGCACTGGTCAATCCACAGGGATTGCTTGATGTGCCTACGCCAAGAGGACTGCATACCACGTGTCCCCTTGGCGCTGCTAGGCGAGCGTCGCTTCTTGCCCATCAGTCGTAGTCTGTCCACGTCTCTTCACGTGGATACGACTTCATGCTGCCATTGGCAACTGATACTCGTTCTCCGCGTTCGTATTCACGACGTTCTGCGTGCAGCCGCTCTAGCCCCTGGCTGTTGACGCGCAACACACGTGTCTGCACAGGCTTGCGCTGCATGTAGTCATCACGCTTCTTGTCCGTCATTCTAATCTCTCCCTACGCAAACTTGAGCTTCTTCATGTTGGACCACCGATGAACACCGCCCTTATCTGGATAAGATACCTTGAAGTCCGCAGGAATGATGAGCGGATCACCGTGGATGATGAGGGGTGCTTCTGCATACTTGCGCATGATGTGCGCCACATGCGGCACGTCTCGCTCTCGACACATGGCAGTCAAGCTGTCATGGTTGTTGAACGGGATGCGTGCATACATAGGCCACTTGTCGTCCTCTTGTGACTTCCACTGGACGCCGCACACGAAGTCACCAAGCGTTGACTGCGGCTTGAATGCAATGATGCTGTCCATCAGACTGTCATCAATGCGTGAGCCGAGAAACTCCATGCGTCGGCCAAGGCATGTGTAGAGCGCGCGGTGTTCATAGACCTCGCGGATGATCGTGTCCCACCACCGCTTCAACTCTGGCGTGGCTCGATGGTAAGCGTCGTAAGCCAGTTGAGCTTGTGCAAGGGACATTCCAGTGACTGCTGCCAATCGGGCAGCTTGCATTCGGTAGTTAAGGCCGTGTCGGCATCGCTTGCTGATGCCGCGGAGTGAGAGACTTCCGATAGGATGCTCTGGTGTGGCGTTTCCAGCATCATAGTAGTCAAACGTCGGAACGCTGTCATATGGCACTTTGAACATTTCACTTGCAAGCGCAATGTGAGCATCGTAGGTGCCGGGGTTCTTTCTCGCACGTTCAAACTGCTCCTTCCAGCTATTGATCTTCCCTTCCCATCCGACGATGCGCGCTTCTGCTTGCGCACCGTCGAAGTAAACGTAGCATAGACTTTCTTCCTTACCGCGCTTTAGGCTCGGTGTAGCCAGCATACGGTCCTCCAAAGATGCACATATGGTTCGCGTGGTCGTATCGGCACTTCTCACACACTGCACACTTGCAGGGCGTAAGCTGTGCTTCTAGGCGGATACCTTTCTGATCATTCATTGAAGTGTATCCTGTCCGCGATGAACATGCCTCGTAGCCGTTCTGGCTGGTTCTGTAGGTTCATGCCGCTGCCCCACAACGTGCTGCTGCTGGACAAGCGGCCCGGCACAAACTGTGTGCCAAACTGCTTGTAGTCGCTGCGCATTCGCCCGTCAGGATCAATGTCCGCTTCGATATACGTGGACAGCAGCTTATGCTGTTCCTTGTATTCGTTGAGGATGCCAAGCATCTTGCGTGCGGCTTCTGGTGTCCGTGGGCTTTCGATCATTGCATTGCGGTTCTCTTCATTCGTGCTAGTGTTCTTGCCAACAAGCCGTAGCTTCTGGAAGAACAACTCGGCAAGCTGCTTAGGCGACAGCGGGTTGGGGCTGATAGTCTCGTCATTTGCTGCAATGCGTGCGGCAACGACAAACTCTTCCCGCAGACGGTCCACATCACGGCCGAAGTCGTGCTGTAGCTGCTTGCGCATTGCAATGTCAATCTTGTTACCAAGCACCGTGGCTCCAACAAGATGTGGCTGCAAGCGCATCACATGTTCAGAGAAGAAGTCCCACATCTTCTGCTGCTTCAACTCCGCTTCAAGCCGGCGAGCAACCTCCCAAGTGATGCACACATCCTTGACGTTGTATTCCCAAAAGCTGCTGATATCGCCGCCCTCACGCCACGTGTCCTTCTCATCCTTGTAGAACGGATGCGTAGTGTATTGCGCTGTGAGGAAGCCAAGGTTATGTGGCCACGTCGGGTGGAGTGTGTGATGTGCAAGTAGTGTATCAATCCATAGCGGCCTAGCTTTGATGCGGTCCTTATACCAAAGCCATCCGCAGTCGAAGCCTCCATTCTGCGCGACCAACCGCACGCTCGCGTGACGGAGGACACGCTGAATGCTTCGTCGAACCCTGCTCTCATCAGCCAAAGACCAACGATTGTGTTCACGTCCACGGAAGTTGATGCACATGCCTTCGTGGGCATTGTTGGCGAATCCGACGCACGCTGTCTCATTGGACACAACCTCCACGTCGAAGGACACCGGCAACGCTTCTTGGATCATCCTGTCACACCAGCGCACTGCCTCGTCTGGCGACGGATCGTAGAAGGCACGCACATCGTGCGGCTTCCAAACACCCCGCATCACCATGTCCAGCTTGCTTATGTCCAATCGGAAGATGGGTTCCAAGCTTGGCTTACGAAGGATGAGAGCGGGGTTGTTTGCAATGACAAAGCTGCGTTTGCCATCGCCCACGACCGAGCCACGCCACTTCTCGATACCGCTATCGCCAACCACAGCCTGCAATGCAATATCCCCGAGGACAAGCACGTGCTTGCAGTTAGGCAACTGCGATAGCTCCCAATCAAGTAGTGCCTTCCAGTGGGATAGCTCATTGCGGCTCACACCCTTCTTGCTGGTCTGTGCATCGTCCACAAGCTGCTTCTTTACTACGTTGGTGATGTAGCAGTGCTGGCGGCGGATGCCAAACTTGGCGAGCACTTCCCACAGAAACTTGCCGCTGCCGCCTACAAGTGGAGCGCGTAGCTCCACTTCACGAGGTCCGGGTGCTTCGCCTACGATGGCGAGGGCAGCATTGCAATCACCGTCAGCAAGGCAGTCCACAGACAGTCCCGCAGCCGATGCACGTTGCGCAAACTCCCTGTTCAGTTGTCCGATTGTTGTAGCCATGATCCCACCACCGCGTCCAGGCCACGCTCGAAGTCTCGAACGCTGCCGTTGTTGAACATATCCACTTCTGTCACACCAGCATCCGGGCCGAATGTGATGTGACCGCGGCTGTCCTTGTCAAACGTCTTGCCCGCACGGTGCAGCCGCACAAGCAGTGTGTTCGCCGGACCAATGTAGTCAATCAGCGGCTTGGCTTCGTAGTCGAAGCCGCTATCGGAGCAGATGAATACGTTGCTGACTGCGCGCCGCAACTTGCGCGCAGCAAGCTTGCCGAACACATGGAAGCCAAAGAACTCTTTGGCCCAATGCTCGGACAGGCTAATCTGCACATCACGGTAGCTGTAGTTGAACAGCAGTGGTGAGGGCGTGTCTTTCGTCGCTTCTAGCTCACGCACTTCTGCGTCCGTCAGATCAAAGAAGGCACGCACGCCCTGCTTTAGCGGTGCGGACATTTTGAACATGATCGCGCCGTGCGTGCTCTTGTAAATATGTGATGCTGCGGTATCCTTGCCGCTGCGTGGGGGACCGTTGAACAGGATAAGACGCTTTGGCATTACAATGCTCCAATCAGCAGCGATGCAAGCTGCCACAGTGCGTATAGGACGGCGCCCACAACTGCCCATTCGAGCAGTCCAAGCAGCAGGATCAGCATTGCAAACTTCATTCCCCGAACACCCTTGGTTCCTTGGTTGTCACTGCCAACGATAGTGAGCGCATGTCGGCAATCAACGTCACCTTGCGCCTCGCACGGGTGATAGCCGTGTAGAGGTTCTTGCGGTTCAGCATCTGCTGCACAGACTTGTTGATGACGTAGATGACATGCTCATACTCACTACCCTGCGCCTTGTGCGTAGTCAGCGTGTATGCCAGTTGCAGGTCAGCCTGGGGATACACCACCATTACCTTGCTGCTCCACACAACCTGCATGGCGGGTGGGATGCGGCAGATGCGATCCTCGAAATCAACGACCACTTCATGCAAGTCGCTGATTTCAATGACAGTGCCGACCTCACCATTGAACACACCGAACGTGCCGTCCAGGCATTCAAGGTCATACCAGTTTTTGGTCATCACAACCTTGTCGCCAACACCAAGCCGCAAAGGTGGGTCATACTGCTTGCCCTGGAACGTGCGGCGAGGGACACCGACTGTCTCACGCGCATCGTCCATCAGCACTGTCTGCAACGTGCCGTTCAGCTTGAACGTGCCGATCCATGACTTATTGCTTGGAGTGAGTATCTGATTGCGCAGCGATGTGAAGTCATCGTTGCTCACGGCACGAAGCACAGCCTCTACAGGCTGGTCCGTGATAATCATTTCAAAGTCAGGCTTGCTCTGCGGACTGCTGCCTTTCAGCACACGCTCTGCGTTGGATAGAATGCCACTGTCGCCAGCTTGGCGGTGAACCTTGTTGAGAACCACACCGTCAAAGCGAGCGAGTAGGTCTTGGAATGCTGTCGGCTTTGCAGCAACAGCCTGTATCTTCTCAATGGGAGGAAGCTGTTGCACGTCACCAAAGGCAACAAGACGGCATCCTGGGGGAAACGCATCAAGCAGGTTGCGGTGTAACTCCTGATTGACCATTGCGTATTCATCAGCTAGCACCACGTCATGTGTGATGGGGTTCTCACGTGTGCGGCGAGGGAACGTGTCACCAAACGGCTTGCCCGTCTTGGGATTGATCTCTCGCGGCGCAGTGTATTCCAGCAGCATGTGGATCGTCTTGGCCGGGAAGCCTGTGGCTTCACGCACGCGGCGTGCTGCCTTGCCTGTTGGCGCTACAATGACAGGATCGTAGCCAGCTTCTTGCAGTGCTTCATACACGAAACGCATGATTGTAGTCTTGCCGCTACCGGCCGGACCTGTGATAGCTGCGATGCGCCGCTTGTTGTCAAGCGCACGTTCAACGGCCACACGCTGCTGCTCGTCAAGCTGGTCAAGGGCCAGCTTTGGCTTCTCTGTCGTCTCGCTCATGGCGTGATATCCACATCCTTTCCAGTGTTCTGCTTATGCAGCGCGGCCGCACCATACACACACAGCCAGCGCATTAGCTCGCCGCGTGTGATATTGTAATGTGCGGCTACATCGTTCAACAGCGCAAGGTCATCCTCGTGCATACGCACGGCTACGGCGCGCCCACTGCTGCGCAGACTACGAAGCCCACGGCGAAACTCTAGCTTGACAGGCAGCGGGACTGTAATGAATCGTAGCTCGGATACAATGCGCGACATTGAGGATACCCTTACGGTAGAAAGAGAGGCGGCAGTGTTACCTGCCGCCTCAAATCCTGGTGATGCGTGGTCGCTACTCACACCGCTGCGGGGGCCTGTCAGCTAAGGCTGCCAGTGTTTTGTGCCCCACACCACCGTCAGGCTTGTAGCCTATCAGGCCGCGCCCTTCTCGTCAACCTGCACAGTGTATTGCAGGAAGGCGCGCGGCTTGCCGCCCTTGAGGCTGCGCACAAGGGCCTGACCGCTCATCGTGAGCGTGTCAATATGCTCCTTGGCAGCATCCACCACTTCCTGCGGAGTGTCGGGCTTGAAGATCAGGAACGCGGTCTTGGGGCCAACGACCCGCTTGGGCTTGTCACCAGCGGCGGCGGGCTTGGTGGCCTTGGACTTCGTATCGGACATTGCAGTGTTCCCTTGCTGTAGCCCTTGGGGGCTTGGTTGGTAGGCGAATACTCACACAGAACGCCTAGCGCGTCAAGCGTCTAAGCGCACTAGCGACGGGATTTTTTACAATCCCGCCGCCATGCCAAATCAGACAGCGCGCACAGGTGTCGCGCGAGCCTGAGGCATACCCTGGTAATCCTCATGCTCAATCTTGAGGATCACTTCCTGACCGATGAAGTCAGTGGCGATGAGACGATGGGCGATGCTCACACCGTGCATCTCACCAAACTTCTTGAGCATCCACTTGTTGCGTGGCGTCTCCTTGAGGGAGATATACGACGACAGCGTTTCACCGTCAGGGTTGCCGTCAGTGTAGTCAGCGGGATACTGGTCCGCGCTAATGTGGTAAGTGACAGCGAGCATAGGATTGCCGCTGGCCTTGCTGACCTTCAACTCCGCGATGCGCACGGAGCCACGGTATTCACCGATGGGCAGCGGCTTGGGCTGCTCGGCATCACCGATGTTGGTCTGAAACTCATAGACACTTCCCAACTCTGACATATTCATGTCTCCTGCTTGCTGTAGCGTTTGAATGCTGCGTCATAACCTTCCGCCGCAGCTACGGCTTCGGCGTGTGTGGCGTATGTTCGATCGAAAATCACGCCCCCACGCTGAATAACCAAGCGAAACCTGTCGCCTCGTGGATACACGAGCTTGGCGTAGTCGCATCTGTCACTGTTAAGTTGATTGTCAGAGCAACTAGCTACCCGAAGGTTTGCCTTGCGATTGTCCAAGCCATTGCGATTGATGTGGTCAATAAGAACATCACCTGCCTGCATTACAACGCGGTGCATTAGCACGGTTGTAGGCTCACCTTCGTAAACTCCACTGGCTACTACATATCCATGCGGATGCAGTCGCCATGTGTAATTTAGAAGAAGCTGCAGGTCATCCTCATCATACAGCACACCTTGACTACGCAATGCTTCTAGACGCTGCTGGCGTCTAGCGGACAGTCGAGTATTATCCATCCATTCATTACCTCCTTGGGCCATGTTATGGACTAAAACTGACGGCTTGTCAACCCACCAGCCCTAGTGATCCCGTAGGCCGTAGCCTACTAGATATGGTGTGCGGGAGCCTCACAGGCATCCATCCGCACCTTCGTTGGCGCGATCATTGCATTGATCGCAGGACGCGCCTCGAAGATGATTGCATCTGTCGCCATTGCGAGAAGCTGCACGGACAGTTGATGCACATACGTAGCATCATAGCCGATTAGACAGTCTCGCGCAAGTGACACTGCCTCGCGGGCCTTCTGCACATGCGCGAACGCACGTGTCATGTGCTTCTCGCAGTCAGCCAGCGCAGCAGCACGGTTCTGCCAGCCAGCAGACGGCTCTGGTGCGCTGCATGTCACCGTGGCGTGTTCACTTCGGTAGCGGGACTTTGTTGAAGCCCGCTGATTGCCACGCTTCATACCACTGCGTGATGCCATCACCACTCTCCTTGTCTTGGTTGTAGGGCAGCACAAAGCTGGTCACGTTGTCAGGTGCTGTGAACATGCGTGTGCGCATAGGACGCTTGATGCCATGCGCACGAACATACACACGACGTTCCTTACCTGTGTCCTCGATGTGCCAAATCTCGCTGATCTTTGCTGGCACAAGGTTCTTGCCCTGACCACCTAGGTTCAGCGTTATTTCATTGACGCGCCCATCATCGTCAAAGCTCTCTTGGTCATGCGCAGTCAGCACACAGTGTGCTTTACTGTCTGCACACACACGCATGACCATAGTAACGAAGTCCAGCAGCATAGCACTACGCACACCGTAGCCTGTCTGCCCTGGTGCCTCAATGCTGGCGACAAACTTGCCCACGTTGGCCTTGCCAGATGTGATGCCGTATTGCAATGCCATCTGGCCGAAGCTGGTCAAGCTGTCAACAACGACTGTGCCAAAGTTGCCAGACTGCACAAGCTTGAGCAAGTCACTCTCCATCACGCCACCCTGCTTGAAGGCTGCAAGCTGTGCAGACTTGTAAGCAGAGAAGTCAGCGACGAAGATATCCTCACTACGCCGCAGCGATGCAGTGCCCGCAGGGTCAAACTGTAGCCAGAGCTTGCGCCCTGGTGCAGTAGATGCAAGCACTGTCTTGCCGCAGCCGGGCTTGCCCCAAAGCAGCATCGTCAGTAGCTCTTGACGGGCAACAGTTGACTGGACTTCAACGCTTCCAAGTTTCATGTCGTAGTCTTCTCTGGCACAATAGCCTTCTGCTGTGGATCGAAGCGTTGCGCGAATGCGTTGCCGTGTTCGTCAACAGTCTGCACTGTCAGGTTCACACGCTGACGCATTCGGGCAACCTCTCGCAGCCATGTGCGCATGGCGTAAGCCTCGTCCATGTAGAGACGCCCATCTGCTGCGAGATAGCGCATCACTCTTCCCCTTCGTCCGTCGTCAACTCCTGGTTCACACGCTCGGCGACAGGTTCCTCACCCGGCAGCAGCGGCGCGAACGGAGCGATGCGCTTAATCACGTTGTCCATGCGGATGGTCAGCGTGTCAAGCTCGGCACGCATCTGATCGATGCTGTCCTGCACTTCCTTGATGGCGGCAGTCTGTTCGGCGTTGTTCATTGTAATCAGTCTCCTTGCTTCTCGTGTAGGGGGGACCATTCTTCCGTGACCATCTGTGTCAGCATATCCTTCTGTTCGTCAGTATCTGACGCACAGAAGGGGATCATGGAGCATGGCCGGAAGTAGCGGTTGCAGCTATGCGTGTGCCTTGGTGCGTTGAGGATATCTCCCTTGTGTGCGTCGTGAATGCCCTTAGTGTATTCTACCCATTGCAGCCAACGGGCCTTCATGTAGTCGGGCCTGTTGACTGCTTCGATGACAAGCCCATCTGTGGCATACTTGGGCAGCGGGATTGCCAGCCCAAGCACAAGGCCACGTGTGATGTTCTCGCCAGCGAACAGTGAAGCTGCAACGGTGTAGCCGGTGACTTGATGCGACATGTCGAATGACATGCGCCAAGCCTCGTCTAGACGCGATGCAGTCTTGTTCTCTTGGATCAGCAGCGTAGGCTCGCCAGCCCTTGTATGATGCAGCCCGTCAACGCGGCCAGTGTAAAGGAACGGAGCAAGGCGCACGTTGTCGTGGTGTGGCTGCATGTGGATGGCGAACGGTATCTCAATGCCTACGTCAGCGGTGGGGTCCGCAGCGTCACGCACCCACACAGGGTAACGTGCGCTGTCCCAACGCTGCACGTAATACATGAGCGCAGTCTCCAAGTTGACATACGTGCGCCGCTTGTCATACGGGTCGTCAGTGAAGCCGCTGGTAGCGAAGCATTCTAGCGCGCAGTTGCGCATTGTAATGCTGGCGTCAGCCTCATTCCAGCCCGTGATGATGCTCTGCCACCGCGCGTCGCCAAACAGACGCGCGCCGTGGTAGCGCATGTGGTCACGCATGTTCTGCGCCAAGCCAAGCTGGATGAGGCGGACTAGCGCAAAGCACTCATGCATTGCACTACCCGCTTCCAGCGCCATACTACGTCCACCACCCGGCATTGCCTTGTGCATGGTGTAGCGCATGATGCCCCATGTAGGACACATGTTGATGGCGGATAGCTTGGTGTAGTCGAACGTAGGAAGTGCTGCGTCCTCTGCGTTAGCAAGACGCATGTCCACACGGGTCCACTTCATGGCTCGTCAATCTCGCCAGTGACGGATGGATCGCTAGACACTTCCATGCCCATCGCCTTGAGCCGCTGTGCGTAGTCCTCGTTCTCCTTCATCTTCGCTAGCGCAGTGCTGTGTATCTGCATCATGCTAGCCATGTGGTCGAACATGGAAGCAAGCTGCCGGATCATCTGCCGTAGCGCATGGATATCCCCATTCATGCCAATGAGGATTTTGCCAAGCCTCGGATCAATGTCACCGCGTAGCTCGCGGATATCACGATCAGTTGGCATTGGTTGTATCCACCGCTTCGTCCAGCACTTGCAGCGATGCGCGATGACAACGCAGCATGTGCTGTGCCATCATCCCAATGCCCATCACGAACACGTCCTCGGGGATGGCAATGCCACGGCCCGCTTGTGTGTCCTCTTCGTTGATGCCATTGCAGATAGACGCAATGACAGATGCCATTGTGGAGACGATGGTGACACGTGACATGGTGCCGTCAGTCAGCAGGTCCACGATCTGCCGTGTTACTTTCTCACTCTGGTTCTGATACTCTTCTGCGTGTTCACCTTGCGTCATGTGATGCAGCGTCTGCGCAGCAAACTGCTGTGCGTGAGCTACATCCTGCATTTGCGCAGCGAACCGCTGCTTGAGCAGGGTCATGTCTGCTTGGGTCTTGCTATCTTGTTCTTCACTCACTGCCTATTCTCCACTATAAGACGCAGGGCTGCCAACGTAGCTGCACGCTTCTCAACCTTGTCCAGTGCCTTGTCAAGAGCAGCTAGCTCTTTCTCCATCATAGCACTTTCCTTGTCAATCTTCGCCGCAGTGCGCTCGTCCTGTGCCTTCTGTTTCAACGCGGTTGCTGCTTTGTGTGCTTCGACGGAAGCTAGTCGCCTACGCCGCACACCGTCAAGGAATGCCTCTTGTTCCTCTGGCGTCATTTCAATGAACAAGCGCCTGTGGAACGGAGTGTCACCCCTTACTCCGTCATCATCTGCACGTATTGCTCTACCTCCTGCTTGGCCTCTGCGAGCGTGGGCTTAGTGCCACTGAACACTTGAGGCTTGGTGTGAACCTCCACATGCCAAGACCATGCACGATCCGCAGGGATGTATGTGATGGTCCAGCGCACGTTACGCTTAGAACCAGTCAGGGTCTTGGGTTTGATGTTCAAATGCACTACGCTACCCATGCTGTTTGCGTTGTCCATACAAGCCAACCACACCGTTGGCTTCTAGCTGCTCTGCTGTGAACAGGAACGTGCTGTTGGGCTTGCCTTTGGTAAACTCATATTCAGGCCAAGACTTCGCATACATGCGCAGCGTCTTGTCTGCCCAGTCTCCATGCACGTTCGTCACCCATAAGGGTGCGTCACTCATGTCTCGAACCGTTCGATGTAGCGGTTCGCAAGCTTCACTACATTGTCTTGGAGGATTGCGCGCAGGTTCAGCCCGTAGGCGGACATGATGAGGAACAGATAGAAGAACGCATCACCGCACTCTTCACGGATGTTGTCCGGTCGAATGGGCTTGTTCTTGCCATACAGTTCCTTCTTGTAAGCATCAAGCAACTCAGCAGCTTCCGTTGCCAGGCCGATGCAGCCATGCAGTCCACGCTGGAAAGCATGACTCTTGCCTGTGAATGCGTCACTAGGCTCCGGCATCCAAGCCGGTGTGTTCTCCACGATGGCGTGGAAACGCTCATACGCTTCGAGCAGTTGCTCAAGCGTCATGTCCTTGGCGGTGTATGCAATGTCCACCGCTTCATCCTTACGCATCGTCATTGTAATCCAATCCCCCTAGCAGTTGTGAACCACACGCGCATCACCTGCCTGTAGCGCGTAGAGCGCAGCTTCGTCGTATGACGAAGTAGGCAGTGTGACGCTGCGGCCGGTGAGCCGGCCACTCGCATCAAGCTCTGTCACCTTGACCTTGGTGCGTTGCTGCGTGAACACGTCCCACGGCTCAACGGTGCGGACGTGTTCGCACAGGACGAGAGCTTTGTCGTGCTGGTAAACTGCCTTGGGGCCTTCGCGTCGAATGCAATACACGTGTGTCACGGTATATCCACTCCTCTGGCCGCGCAAGAGGCACGCACAGCATATGGTGCGCGCTATCCAACACAGGTTGGATACGCTCGGCTGCTCGTTCACAAGCTGCCGGATTGAGGAAGTGTATGACACTTGGCTCGCTATTGCAAGCGAAGCAGTATATCAGCAGAACCCACATTGCAATGGCGCTCCCTTGCTGCGCGGTGCTAGTCCACAACAAGAGAGCAGTGCGCAGCAGGTGCGCTGCGCACGTATCTGGATACCGTTGGAAGGAGGACGTCACCGCGGATAGTCGGTCAGTGTAATGCTACTTGAGCACCACACTGAAATGCGTCTGGAAGCCGTCGCCACCAAGCTTGCACTCGTCAATGCGCTGCTTGGCCTCTTCGACAGAGAGCTTCGTCAACTTGACGAGCAGGTTGAGCACAGCTTCCTCTGACAGCCGACGTGGGTTGCTGCGGTTGTCAGCCGTGACGATTGCAGTGCTGCTGTCATGCACGATGTGCTTGCCCTTGACGTTGGGCACCTTCATGTTCAGCAGCACTTCCCCACGTGCGCGTTGGTAGCGTTCCTCGGCTGCGTCGCGCACAGCTTTGGCGACGTATAGCTCCTGCGCATGCGCCGCATCTTCGTCATTGGGGATCGGCAGTCGAACACCAACTGCCGTGCCGATGCGCTGGACGCATTCGCTGATCTTGAGCGGCACTTCGGCGGTGATCGGCGTGTCGTCGTCGGTGCGTGAGGCAGTGCCTCGTGCGGACTTGGACATTGTATTGCTCCGTTGTTGCGTGATGCCTCTGCTTGGGGTTCGTCATCAACAACGACAAGGCATGTGGCTAAATCATGCCTCCCTCTCATACGTTAGCCAGACGTATGATACCCCCAAGCAAAGCTGGTGCCGGGTGCAGGACTTGAACCTGCGACCTTCGTATTACAAATACGCTGCACTACCGCTGTGCTAACCCGGCAGTGTTATTGCAGTGATGAGGACACATCCTCACGCTTGGCCGTCAGGAACTCTTCTACGCTGACGAAACATACGCCGCAGACGCCCGTAATCTGCCACTGCAATGACCTAGGCTGGTGTTGGCGGGTGGCGTGGGTGGCTACAACCCCTCGCAGCATGTGCTTGCACTACTGCTGCCCCACTTTAATCCCGCGCGGCTAACCACGCCGCCAACACCATTATAGTAGCACAGGTGCGGGGGTATGTCAACCCAGGTCCGCGTTGCCGGTGCCATCCGCGATCATGGACCGCAACACAGCGATGTTGTGCTGCTGGCGGAAGGTGTTGATCCACGCATCGGCCAGCAGATGCAACTCCGCGCCCTTGAGGTCCGTGCCGATGCGCTTGTGGTAGGCGTAGATGCGCCACTTGCCGCCATCCGCAGCATCGTATTCGATGGTGATGGACGGGTAGTTGTCGCCGTTCTGTTCCAGCACCGCCTCGATGCGCTTGCGCACATCATTGCAATGCGCACGGATGCTGTGTTCGACGGCGAGGTTGGCGTCGTCAGCGCCCATCTGCTTGTAGTAGTCGTCCATTGTCATCGGTCCTTCCATGATGCAGCGTGGGCCAATCCCGTGCTGCGAGATTATACTAGCACAATGTGTGTGTTGTGTCAACCATCGTCGTGTGGCAAGCTTTGGCCACATGCAGCGCAGTGTTCATCTTGCTCTTGCGGATACGGCCCCTTGGGATAGTCATCACTATTCCAAGAGCTTTCGTTGTCAGGGTCGTAGCCTTCTGGCAGTGGCAGAGAGTCGCATATACCTCTCGTGCACAGACTGCAATACACGTCGGCTTGGTAGATATAGATGCTTGCCATGATCATGTGTCCTTTTCTGTTGTTTTGTGTGCAGCGCCTTGCACACGCAGGATTGCAATGTCGCCGTCTGCGCTCTCCGTCACACGGTCTATCTGCCCTGTGTCATAGAGATACAGATACGTGTGATGCTTGGTGTGTGGTGTACCGTGCAGCCACACAAGCCAACCGTCATCTACACGTCGCACATGCAGATGCTTGGTCGGCTGGATGGGGAAGTCAGCTATTGTATTGATAGCCATGACGCTCAAGCATCCTGCGTGCGGCGTCATCGGTGTAGCCACACTTGTTCAGGAAGTAGAGCGTCCTAAACCTGTAGTTGGCTGCACGGAACATGCGGATGCTGGCAACGAGTGTTAGCTCGATGCCAGTCATCACAGCTTCGTCGGCTGCTGTGTCAAGCAGCCGCTTGAACATGTCGGCAGTGGCCTCGAAGTGCCGTTGCTCGAACAGTGACGCCATTGTGTCTAGTCCCTCCACACAGATGACTGTTGCACGGCATCAGGATGAACGCCATGCTTGTCCGCGAATGCGCGGATCGTAGTTGCCAGAAGCATATACACTTCTGACTTGTTCGGCCCGCCGAAGCTGTGTGTCGCTTGGCAGAACGTGCCGTCTGGTCCAGTGACCGTCAATGTAATGGTGACACAAGGCATGAGCTCTACACCTTCTTCCGCTTGTTGTTGTTGGCTACAGCATATTGCAATGCGCTGTTGTGCTGTTTGCAAAGCACCATGCCGTGTGAACAGTTGTGTTATACCACGGGCCGAAGGCTGTGTCAACTAGCCCCACGCGAAGGCCGCGCGCACTGTTTTGTGGAAGTCATGTGTCTCCACATGCTGCCACTGTATGCTGCCATCCGGCATTGCAATGCGCTTGAACACACAATACGCGCAGTCATCGAAGCGGCTCTTGTGCTTGGCCGCAGCACGTGCGACTGCGCGTGTGTCGTATTGGAACATCTTGCCACTGTCTTGCGGTTGGATCATCCACTTCTTCGTGTGCATGTGTGCGTTCCTTTCTTTAATCGTGTGCGTGAGTGTCGCTTGCTTGTTAGCGTTAGGCTTCCGGCGCTTCACCCCGCGCATGGCGCGCCGGAAGTCCAGCATCCCGCGCCAATCCTAGCGCGTCACACTGTTCATCTACCCACACGCGGGCCTGTTCCAGTGTGCGTCCGGTGAAGCCACGGCTACGTGCTGCGGCTAGGACGTTGCGGCGGTTGAAGCTAGGCACGGCAAGGTGTAGGTAAATGGATGAACGCAGCGCCATCCACGATGCGAGGACAACTTGGTGTCCAACAAGTGTGGTCATGCGTGGTGTGCTCCATTGTAATACGGAGTGTTGCGGATACCACTTGACTCGGCCCTTCATGCCCGTATGTCAAGCAGCGGGTGGCAGAAAAGCGAAGGGCGGCAAGGGTTTCCCCGTGCCGCCCCTGCTTGCTTGTTTGCTGCGCCTAGCTACGCGGCCTTGCGCTCCTTGCCGATGATCTTCAGCGCCTCACGCACACGCTTGGCGGTGTCGCCACGCCAATGCGTCATGTTGTTGAGGATGTAGAGCGCCTGCACTCGCGCCTCATCGCCAGTCATGTGGCGACCGGCCTTGGCGTAGTTGACGGCGTAGTTGAGCGCACGCTCATTGGAATGCCGGATGATGGTGTCGCAGCACTCCGCGAACGACATGTGTGCGGTGTTCGTCATTGCAATGCAGCCTCCTTCGCTGCGATTAGAAGCATGGCACGTGTGCAGTGTTATGTCAAACGCATGTGCAAGATGCGGCTGTCATTGCAATGCGCAACACTGCGGACAAAAAGAAAGGGCGGGATGCTTTCGCACCCCGCCCCGGTTGTCACGGCGTCGCACGCTTGGCGTTGGCTTCCGCCGCATCGCCATCCGCCTTGTTGGCGCGGGAGATGGCCCGCACCATCATGGCGCGAAGATGCATGTTCGTGGCGATGCTGTCAAGCAACGTCTGCCACGCTTCCGCATCCTTGCCAGTCGGCTTGTGCTTGTAGTCATCCTTGCCAGCCGCCACGCTCACCACGTCCGCCGCATCGCTGAACAAAGGCGGGCGGTTGCCGGGCGAAGCGTTGCCCTGCTGCCGCTGCTGACCGGCTTCCGTGCTGCCCTGCTGCTGCCCGGCATTGCCGCCGTTTGCATCCGTGCTGCTGCCCGGTTGCCGCGCCGCACGCTGAGACGTGCGCCCAAGCACCTTGTTGGCAGCTTCGATGCAGGCCTGCATGGTCGGCGAGATGCGGACCATCTCCATTTCCGCATCATCATCATCGTCCGCCTTGCGCGCCGCAACGTGCAACGCGCCCTTTGTGCGAACAAACGTGACGTGCGGCATGGTGCCTTGCCTGTTCGGCACCGCCTCCATGTTTTCCGGCAGGAACCACACGACCGGCAAGCGCCACGCATCATCGCGCCACGTTGCCGCGAAGCCGTGCTTGTCTTGCAGCACCGCGAATGCGCCTAAGAGGCTAACCGCCTTCGTGAACATTGCAGCAAGCGCGCGCCGTTCATCCCGCACCTTGGCAGCTTGTAGCGCCGTCTTACAGGCTTCCACAGCGGAACGGATACCGTCCGCGTCACACTCCGCAAGCATCAAGATGCGTTCACGGATACTCTTTGTGGCTTCCTCAGACTTCGCCCATTGCAGCATGGCCACCACGGGAGCGCCAAAACGCTCTTCGTTGCCAAGCAGCATTGCCACATGGTGCGCGATGCGCGCCGCCTTGCCTTCCGCCGCATCGGCGGCGTTCAACGCATCCCGTCCCGCGTTCAAGAGCACGTTGACGGGATCATTCGTCTTGTTCGTCATCACTCTACATCCTTCCGATGCATGCACCGCGTGACGTGACAACGCGGGATGCGCTGCCATACGTCACGTGATGCGGTTGTCAAAGAGCGGTGCCAGCGAAGCGAACCGCGCCGACAACCGCAACGTAGGGACGTGCAACGGCTATGTCAAGCGGTGCGGTGCGCTGCATTGCAATGACAGCAGCAGCAAGCATCACAAGCACGTCATGCGCATACACGCATAGCAATGCACAAGTAACAACAAGCAAGCGCACGCAACGACAGGCGACAACGGCAGCAACAAGCACAGCAGCGCGCATGTA